TAATTTTAATGGACTTTGATAGATTTATAAATAGCATTGAATATATAGAACAAGTAATAAAAAGATCAATAGGGATAGATCCAGTACAGTTTTCTACAAATGAAACAGTAAAAAATAATATGCGTAATAATAACAAAGATTATATAGGATCTTACTATTGGCTACCATCTAATAATAAAGAACAGTTAAACTCAATAAAAAATGTTTTATTAGAAAAAAATGGTTTTGAGGAATGCCTTAGTGTCTACACTGATTTAAAAAGGCTTTCAGATTCCTTTAATATATAGGCTAAAATATTATAAATAATAATGATATAATGTGGTATATGTCAGAGTTCTAGATAGAGGTAGATTATGAGTCCACTAAGTTATAACAGTATTTCTGGGGGCATACCCTTTGGAAATAGTTCACAAAGACCAGCAAATCCATCTATTGGTCAAATATACTATAATGGACAGTTAGCAGCAACTGAAATATATACTTCATCTGGATGGGCTGTAATGGGCGCATTACCAGAATCAGCAACTATTGGAACAGCGACAGATGTGGGAACAAATAGACCATTCAATAATGCAGCAGCCTCAGTAACATTTACACCGTCAGCATCTGGCGGATTAGCAACATCATTTACTGCTACATCTACTCCAGGCGGATATACTGGAACTGGATCTTCATCTCCAGTTGTTGTTCCTGGATTAGCATCTGGAGCATCTTATACATTTGCTATAGTTGCTTCTAATGCTTATGGAAATGCTTTAGCAACTACTCAAACAAATTCAATAACCGCAACATCGGTTCCAACAGCACCATCTATTGGTACTGCTATTAACCCATCTGGTCAATCATATACTGGAACTGCTTCAGCATCTGTTCCATTCACTCAAAGTGCAAATGGTGGAAAAGCAATTTCAAATTATAAGTATTCTACTGATGGAACTAACTATACTGCTTTATCACCAGCTCAAACATCAAGTCCATTAACAATATCAGGGCTTACTCCTGGATCATCTTATTCATTTTATTTAAAAGCTGTAAATGAAAATGGAGATTCTGCCGTTTCTTCAGTATCAAATTCTGTAACAGTATCAACTGTTCCACAGGCTCCCACAATTGGTACTGTTACTAAAGTAAATGATACAACTGTCTCAATACCATTTACTCCTCCAGCAAATAATGGTGGTTCTCCAATTACAAGTTATACAGTAACAAGTAGTCCATCGATAGCTTTAAGTGTTAGTGGAGGAACTACAAGTCCTCTTACAGTAAGTGGATCATTTGGTGCTAGCGTAGCATATACCTTTACTATTTCAGCAGTAAATGCAAACGGTGCATCTGTAGCATCTTCTTCTTCAAATTCAATTATCCCTTATGCACCATATCTTCTATCACAAACATTTAATTCTTCTGGAACATACACAGTTCCTGCTGGTAAAAACCAGCTTTCTGTTGTAGTATTAGGAGCAGGAGGCTCAGGTGGAGGAGGCGGTGGCGGATCCTACAGTAATGATGCATATGGAAGCTCTGGAGGTGGAGGTAGTGGTGGATATGGCGGAGGAGGTGCTGCTGGAGCTGATATTTCTGTTACTCCAGGACAAACATATTCAGTGTCCATAGGTAGTTCAAATGGTAGTACTAGTTTTTCCAATTTAGTTGTTAGAAATTCTGGAGGACAAGGAGATCCTGGTAATGCAGGTGGCAATCAATTATCAACAAGTCAAAATGGTGGAAGTGGCGGTGGAGGCGGTGGAGGACGTGGAGGCTACTGCTGTGATGCTAATGGAGCTGGTGGTGCTGGAGGAAATGGTGCAAATGGACCATCTTGGACTATATCAACTGCAAACTTTAACACAAATGTTACATTAGGTTCAGGAGGAGGCGGTGGCGGTGGAGGTTCTCTTAGATTTAATGGACCAAACCTAGCTGGTGGTAGTGGTGGATCTGGAGGAAATGGCGCTGGTAGTGGTGGTAATGGTGGAAATGCTATGGAATCTGTAAATGGAAATTCTGGAAATGGAAGTGGAACAACAGGATGTGGAGGAGGCGGCGGTGGTGGAGGCGTTGGCAGTCCTTTCCAAAACGGTAATGGAGGTAGTGGTGCAAATGGTGGACCAGGGCAGGTTATTATTTATGCGAGGTAATAGAAATGTCAAATAAAGAGTATGCTTTTATAAAAGATAATTTGGTTTTTGATATATTGATATTTGATAATCCATCAGATGAATTATTAAATATTTTTAAAGATGAAAAAGATGCAGACTCTGTAGTTTTAGCAACAGAAGCAGCAATTGTTGGTGGAGAATATGATGGCACTACATTTTGGAGAATTAAGCCATATCCAACATGGATTAAAGATATGGATAAAAAAATTTGGGTACCTCCAATTCCATATCCAGAGGTAGATAGTCTCAATCCTAAGACATATTTTTGGCATGAAGACAAACAAGAGTGGGTTGAGGCTTCACCAATACCAGAAGATGAATAAAAATATACTTAGTTTATACTATTTAAACTATTGCTTTATTTTTATAAGTAGTGTATAATTAAAACAGATGGGGGAATTAAAATGCAAATAATTAAGTTTACAAATACACTTGGAGTACCAGAAGAATATACTCCAGTTCCAGCTTCAAAAATGATACCAGATTGGTATAAAGATTTAGAATCATATCTAAGTGGAGATAAAAGACCAGATGGTAATGCATCTACAACAGCAACAGCAAAACGCTGTATGCCAATTTTTGATTCTATAGCTAGTGGATATATAATTTCAACTCATGCAGATTTATGGATATCACAAAGACCAGACGAAAATGGAAAAATTGGACCCTATTATGAATGGGCTAATTTTGGTGCTATTACATTTCATCCAAAACAACAATTACCAGATCATCCAGATGGAGCAGGACATGAAGTTAGCTATCCTAAATGGACAAACACTTGGGCAATAAAAACTCCACCAGGATATTCATGTTTGTTTATTTCCCCAATGCACAGAGAGACTCCAATAATTGTTCTACCTGGCATAGTTGATACAGATACATATAGTGCCCCAGTTAATTTTCCTTTTGTTTTACGAGATCCTAAAATGGATGGACTAATTCCAGCAGGAACTCCAATCATGCAAGTTATTCCTTTCAAAAGAGATTCATGGTCTATGGAAATTGGAACTATGCAAGAGTTTGAAGACCAGGCTAAAGTTACAACAAAACTCAGATCAGTATTTTTTGATTCTTATAAGAGACAGTTTAGAGAGCAAAAAGAGTACAAGTAAAACAGTGCTATACTAAGCAGTACTTTGCAAAAAGCAAAGCTCTAATAATATTTTTACTTTGAAAGGTAGTTTTTAAATGTCAGATGTTTTTTCATTTCGTCTTCTAGAAGATTTTGTTAATAAGTATAAGGATGTTGAGCCCCCTTTTGGCTTTACCGACGCAGGTGGCAACTCCCTTGGAGAAATCACATTCATACGCACATATTCTCGTGTGAAAGAGGACGGTACAAAAGAACGCTGGCATGAAGTATGTAAGCGTGTAATTGAAGGAATGTACTCAGTACAAAAGAATCATGCTAAGGAAAATAGACTACCTTGGAATGATAATAAAGCACAGAAATCTGCTCAAGAAGCATATGACAGAATGTTCAATTTGAAATGGACTCCTCCAGGACGTGGGCTATGGGCTTTTGGCACTCCTATGACAATGGAAAGACGCAACTCAGCAGCTTTGCAGAACTGCGCCATGGTTTCTACTAGAGACATTGACAGAAACGATCCTGGAGCCCTTTTTGGCTGGGTAATGGATGCCCTAATGCTAGGGGTAGGAGTAGGATTTGATACTCTTGGACAAGAAAAGAATCTAGAGATTTATGCAAATAGCAAAGAAGAAATTGCATATGAAATTCCAGATACTCGTGAAGGTTGGGTAGAATCTGTAAGACTTCTTCTTAACTCATATTTAAAACCTGGACAAGCAAAAATAGTATTTGATTATTCTAAGATTAGACCGCTTGGTGCACCTATTAAGGGTTTTGGTGGTACCGCTTCAGGTCCAGCACCACTAATCAAACTACACGATACTTTGCGTGTTGTAATTGGCGGTAGAGCAGGAGAAACTCTTGACTCTCGTGCAATTGTAGACATTGTAAATTTAATTGGTACATGTGTTGTTGCTGGTAATGTTCGTCGTTCTGCAACTCTTGCACTTGGCTTACCAGAAGATAAAGATTTTATTAATTTAAAGAACTCAGAAGTATTTCCAGATAGGAACTCTTTTGATCCAGAAAATCCAGGATGGGCATGGATGAGCAATAACTCTATTTCTGCTTCTGTTGGAACTAAGTATGAAGATTATGTAGATTTAATTGCAGATAACGGAGAACCAGGATTTATCTGGCTTGATGTTGCTCGTAACTTTGGTCGTCTTGCAGATCCTGCAGATGGAAAAGATTATCGTGTAATGGGCTTTAATCCATGCGCTGAGCAACCACTAGAATCATATGAGCTTTGCACACTTGTAGAGGTTCATTTAAATAGACATGAAAGCAAAGAAGATTTCTTGCGTACTTTGAAATTTGCATATTTGTATGGAAAGACTGTAACACTTGTTCCTACACATTGGCAAATTACAAATGGAATTATGCAGCGTAATCGTCGCATTGGAACATCTCTAACTGGTATTGCATCATTTGCTGATAAGAATGGACTTCCAGTAGTTCGTGAGTGGATGGATGAAGGATACAAAACAATTCGTAAATATGATCATACATATTCAGAGTGGCTATGTGTTCGTGAATCAATTCGTGTTACAACAGTAAAGCCATCAGGATCTGTTTCGCTTTTGTCAGGTGCAACTCCAGGCGTTCACTGGGGTCCAGGAGGAAACTTCTTTCTTCGTGCAATTAGATTCGGCAATCAAGATCCAATGATTCATTTGTTTAAAGCAGCTGGGTATAAGATGGAACCAGATCTAGTATCTGCTAATACAACCGTTGTATACTTCCCAGTCCATTCAGGACACCCACGTTCTGAAAAAGATGTATCTTTGTTTGAAAAGATTGGTCTTGCTGCCACAACTCAGAAATATTGGTCTGATAATGGTGTTTCTGTTACCCTTTCATTTGACAAGGATACAGAGACTAAGCATGTCGCTCCAGCCCTTCATATGTACGAAGGGCAGTTAAAGGCAGTCTCATTCCTTCCTATGGGAAATATGACATATCCACAACAACCATATACTCAAATTACTAAGGATGAATATAACTCCTATGTTGGACAAATTAAAAAGATTAATTGGTCTGCTATTTATGATGGTGTTGATAATATAGAGGCTCTTGGTGAGGCATACTGCACCACGGACAGCTGTGAGATCAAAATCGTATAAAATGGTATAAAACGGGTACAGAATTAGTACAATCTGGTATACTTATGGTTATGAGCAATAACATCAATCCTTTTGTCAACCCAAAAACTGGCGAACCAATTGTCAAAAATGTACGCCGTCAAGTTATTGAAAAAAAATATAACTGGGGTTTATATGTTTATAAAAAATCAAATGGTAAATGGTTTACAGACGGAGAGGGAAATATTTTAAATATTCCTGCCGTTCGTGGAGATATTACCAAAATTACAGAATTAAAACAGGCAGCAAAATATTACGGTGATGAAGGTGATGGGGAAGCAGTATTTGTTCCAGGACTCACTAGAATTAGTGAAGAAGAGCACACAGAGCAAATGGATAGATTTGTCAATGGCCTTATTCCTTCTATGAATGACTTAGGTGCTATTCATGCTGCACAACAGACATTAAAAACCCATGGAAGGGATGCATACGAAAATGGCTGATTTTGATTATATTCAAGCTAGCTTAAATACACAACCAGAAAAAGAAAATGTTTTTTCATCACATGATCCTTTTAACAAGTCCTGGGATGATCTAAAGAATTTTGCTGGCATAGATAATAACTTTAAAAGGAGAGCAGCACGTAATCTAAACAAAGCTGTAGCGACAGAAAATCCTGCATATTTAGATGCTGCAAATGCAACTCCATATGGACAGAACTCAGGATCTAAAGCAATTAATCCTGGCACGGTATACAGAAATGGTTATGGACTATTTGATGTAATCACACCTCCATACAACATGTATGAACTTGCAAATTTCTATGATACAAATTTTGCTAACCATGCTGCAATTGATGCAAAGGTAGAAAATGTTGTTGGTCTTGGATATCGTTTTGATATTACAGACCGTACAATGCTTAGTTTTGAACTTGCAGATGATCAAGAAAAGGTTGGTCGTGCAAGAAATAGGATTGAAAGAGCAAAAATTGAATTACGTGATTGGCTTGAATCTCTCAATGATGATGATTCTTTTACAACTATTATGGAAAAGGTCTACACAGACCTACAGGCCACTGGAAACGGCTTTATTGAGGTAGGACGTACAGTATCTGGTGAAATAGGCTATATAGGTCATATACCAGCAACAACGGTGCGTGTACGTCGCTTGCGTGATGGTTATTTACAGATTATCGGACAGAAGCTTGTTTATTTCCGAAACTTTGGCGGTAAGAATCCAAACCCAGTGACTGATGATCCACGTCCAAATGAAATTATTCATCTTAAACAATATTCTCCATTAAATACATTTTATGGTATTCCAGATATTTTGGCTGCTATGCCATCTTTGATTGGAGACCAACTTGCTTCTCAATACAACATTGATTATTTTGAAAACAAGGCTGTACCAAGATATGTCATTACAGTAAAAGGTGCAAAGCTATCTGCTGATGCAGAAGACAAGATGTTTAGATTTTTACAAACAGGTCTAAAGTCTCAGTCACATAGAACTCTTTATATCCCACTTCCTGGGGATACAGAAAATAACAAGGTTGAATTTAAAATGGAGCCAATTGAAAACGGTATTCAAGAGGGCTCTTTCAAAGAATATCGTAAGCAAAATCGTGATGATATTTTGATTGCCCATCAAGTTCCTATCTCAAAGCTTGGGGGTGCAGACTCTGCCGCTATTGCTGCTGCTTTGGCACAGGATCGTACATTTAAAGAGCAGGTATCTCGTCCAGCACAAAGATATCTTGAAAAGATTGTTAATAAGATTATTAAAGAAAAGACTGATATTTTAGAGCTTAAGTTCAATGAACTAACTCTTACAGATGAAATTGCACAGTCGCAGATTATTGAGCGATATGTCAAGACTCAGGTTATTACGCCTAATGAGGCTCGTGAGATGCTAGATATGCCACAAAGATCTGATGGAGATGCTCCCTTTGTAATGTCTCCAAGACAGGCTACTGACGCTAGAGCAAACTTGGCGGGTAACAGAGAAAGAGATGCTGAAAGAACAAATAATAACTCAGACTCTTCATCCACAATTTCTGGCCGTAATCCACAGGGAGAGGGTCGTTCTGCACAGTAATATCCACAAGATATTATAAAGGAATGATATAATTATTCTGCCATGAATATAAATAAAGCTCACTGGACTACTGATGGCGACAACGTTCGCTTTTCTATGCCTATTGGCAAGGTTGATCAAGAACGCAGAATCGTATCTGGTTTTGCTACCCTTGACAATATTGACAAGCAAAACGATATCGTAACTACAGAGGCAAGTATAAACGCTTTTAAGAAGTTCCGTGGAAACCTACGTGAAATGCATCAGCCAACAGCAGTTGGCAAAGTGGTTTCATTTAAAGAAGATAGATACTTTGATCCACAAACAAAGAAATTTTATAGTGGAGTATATGTATCTGCATATATTTCAAAGGGTGCACAAGACACATGGGAAAAAGTTCTTGATGGAACCCTGACTGGTTTTTCAATCGGCGGGAACATTAAGAAGTTTGATGATTCTTATGATGAGCAAATGGAAAAAGCAGTACGAGTAATTAAAGAATATGATCTACATGAATTATCTCTTGTAGATAATCCAGCAAATCAATTTGCAAATGTAATTTCAATTGAGAAAGGACAGCTTGGAGGATTCCTTGCTAAAGCTGTTGTAGATAATGTTTATTGGTGTAACTCAGATGATATTGTAAGAATTTCAAAAGATAGTGATGAGAGTTGTCCATCATGCAGTTGCCAAATGCAAAATATTGGTTTTGTAGAAGAAGGCGACGATAGTTTAGAAACAGTAAAGTTCTTAGTTGATAGTGCAAAAGGCATTAGGACAATTAAGATGACAAAGGAGGAAAATCCTATGACAGAAGAAACAACAGTTGTTGAAGAGACTTTAGAAAAGTCTGAAGATGCAGCAGTAGTTGAAAATGTTGAGGTTGCTCCAGAGGCTCCAGCAGAAGCTGTGGTAGAGGCTCCAGCAGAGGATGCAACTGCAGAAGAGCCAGTAGCTGATGCAGCACCAGTTGCTGTAGAAGATACTACAGAAAAGTCAGTAGATGCAGTAGTTGATACAACATCGGAAATTGCAAAAGCAGTTGCTGATATCAATGATGCAGTTACAAATGCCTTGAGCAATCTAGCAGAAACAGTTAAGTCACTTCAGGCTAATGTTGATGCAATAACAAAGTCCCTTGAAACAGTTACAGGTGAAGTAAAGTCTGTAGCAAATGAGGTAAGCCAAGTAAAGGGTTCTTTTAATGAGTTTGGCAAGCGAGTAGATCAAGTAGAAAAAGATACCGCTTTCCGCAAATCTGGCGATCTAGGCGAGATCGTGCAGGAGCTTCCAGAAATGAAGGCTCAAAAATCCCTATGGGGCGGACGTTTCCTCAAAACAGCCGACCTATTTAACTAACATAAATTCACTAGGAGGTGAACAATATGTCGGAACAAGAAATCGTAAAGAATTACCCAGGAACATCTGAGGCTCACAATCATGACGGACAAGGTGCACTAGCATCTGGTGGCGTCGGAAGCGCAACAGTAACAGGTCCTTCGGGTAACCTTTCACCAGCAGATTCACTTGGAAATATTGCTACAGCAAACTTTGGTGTAACAACAGGTCCAAACGCAGTGAATCCGACTGGAACACCTGGTGGTATTCTAGCACCAGAGCAGGCTCGCCGCTTCATCGACTACGTGTGGGATGCAACAGTTCTCGCCAAGGATGGTCGTAGAGTTACAATGCGAGCAAACACCATGGAGATCGAAAAGGTCAACGTAGGTGAGCGTGTAATCCGTGCAGCAGCTCAAGCTGACAGCACATACACAAATGCTGGCGCAACATTTACCAAGGTAGAGCTTACAACCAAGAAGATTCGTCTTGATTGGGAAGTTTCTACTGAGTCTCTTGAAGACAATATTGAAGGAGGTGCACTTGAAGATCATCTCGTTCGTCTTATGACAAACGCATTTGCTAATGATATCGAAGACCTCGCTATCAATGGTGATGGATCAACAGGTAACTTCCTCTCAATCATGGAAGGTTTCGTAAACAAAGTCAAGACTGATGGAGATGCTCACGAAGCAATCGTCACAGTTTCTGATGATGCATGGACACCAGCCGTAATGCAGGACATTATCCTTGCAATGCCACGTAAGTATCGTGCAATTAAGAGCAATCTTAAGTTCTATGCGGGTACAGATGCGTTCCAGGGTATCGTTACAAACAACGGTACACTTGCTGATGCAGTAGCAGAAGCAATTGCTGGAATGACTCCAGGCAGCACACAAGCTAACCGTCAAAACTATCTTGATGGTGTTGGTCAGACACTTGGTGGAGCACGTACAACACGTGTCCTCGGTGTTGACGTTATGGAAGTACCTTACTACCCAGCAGATTATGTCGACTTGACATTCCCTGCAAACCGTGTTTGGGGCTTCCAGCGTGATATCACGGTAAACCGTGAATACAAGCCAAAGAAGGATACAATTGAATACACAGTATTCGTCCGCTTCGGTCTACAATGGGAAGAGCTTGATGCAGTTGCTTATGCAGATGCAGCATCTGATTCCTAATAACTAAATAGCAGTACCGAAAAGGAGGGTAGCGTAAAAAACTACCCTCCTTATTCACATTCTGATATAATAGCAGTGGAGGAAAAATAATGTCAGTAGAATTAATAGAAGATTTAAAAAAGAAAACAGTACCACAATTAAAAGCATACGCAAAGAAAAATAACATAGATTTGTTTGGAGTAAGTACAAAGGTAGAAATCTTAGAAGTAATTTTTTCCTTTATTCCAAGACCAGAACAAGTAGAAGCAATGAAGAAGAAAGATCAGCCAGTAGAGAAGGTTGCTCTTTACTCAATTAAAAATCTTCATTGGAATGGTGTGGGGGACCTTGAAAGAGGCTATAACATAGTATCTAAGGAGGATTCCGAAAAGTGGTTAGTTCGTAATGATGTTCGCATAGCGACACCAGACGAGGTAGCAAAATTTTACGGTAAAAAGAAGAAATGAATATACTAAGACTTCCACCATATCCATTATCAGTTACATACACAGTTCCATCAGCATCTACTGATTATGTAATCTTGATTAAAGATTCAGATAGAGATATAGTTCGTATTGAAGAAGTTGTAGAGTCTAACGCTGGCTCTACTGTTACTTTAGAATTACCAGAATATTTTTCTAAATATGATGAATCTTATCATTTAGAAATATATGAGGCTGTCTATGTTACTGGACAGACAGATCCAAATCTTGGAGATATTGTTGTTGAAGATAATTTAAATATTGAAAGACCTTACATAGATCCAAGTAGTCTTGGAACAACAGCAAGTGAAATTAAAGAGTATGAAGGATATGAATCTCTTGCACGTGCAATTATTGATTCAGTTACTGGCGGATTCTATTATGAAACATCATACATAGAAACAGTTGGGCAAGGAACTGACTATATGCCACTTTGGGAAAAGGCGTACAAGGTATTAAAAGTTTATGAAAATGCAGAGCTTGTATACGATGTAGATAATGAAGATGGTCCAGCGCTAGGGGACTGGAATTATTTAATTACAAAAGATAAAACAGCAATTACCAAAGATCCAGTTGCAGCCGTAGATGCTATGAATAGATCAGAGCGTAAGCCAGCTAGAATGGCTCTTGCAGCATCAGATTCAATCTTTATGTTTGATACAGAAGATAGTGGAAATACAATGACTGTTCAGCCTGGGGTTGTTTTTGGTCAAGGAGTTGACTATATATTCTTGTTGGAAACAGGATATAGAGTAGTTCCAATAGATATTCAAGATGCAACATCAATGCTGATTAATGATATTAAGTGTGGAAAGCTAGATTATTACAAGAGATTTGTAACATCTTATTCAACAGATCAATATCGTCTTCAGTTTGACAAGGGGCTATTTGATGGAACTGGTAATTTACTAGTTGACAAAATTCTAGAAAAGTATATAACAAATATTGGCAAACCAGGAGTATTATAATGGTAGACTCCTGCCTAACTACAGACTTTTTATATCCGCTTAAAGCTGATGTATTCTATCCAATTGTTGAGCAGGGTGCCTATGGAAATGTTCAAAAAAAATGGGTTCTTGATAGAACAATAATGTGTAATTTTGCTCCAGTAGGAACTGCAGGGCAAGAAGAAGTAAAGCCAAATCCAAAAATAAATCTTGACGTAAATTTGCTGGGTAGAACAAAGAATGATTTAAGAATAACATCAAAAGATTCTAGAGAGTCTATTACCAATGTAGTCATTACAAATATAAGAACACACTCAGATACTCCAGTATATCTAGAAACTGCTGGCCCACGCTCTGGCAGATCAACTATTTTTGAAATAGCAGCAAATGAACCAATTATTGGACCGTTTGGAGATATAGAATATTATAAGCTAGTTATTCGTAGATCAGAGAATCAGGCATCAGACTTATGATATCTGTAAGACTAAACCAAACAAAATTTATTAGTGATATGAACAATCTTGTTGAGTACTCTCTTGGATTTTTAGATGGAGTTAAAAAAGGAAAGCGTGTATTTCTTAATAATCTTGGCGTAGGTGTAAAGAAAATGCTTGAATCTTTTATAGATTCTAGCGCTAGATCAAATCCACAAATGTTGCACCATGTATATGAATGGTCTAGAACTGGAAGTCCTGACGCAAGGCTTTTTGATATAAACTATACTGTTAGTAATTTTGGATTATCTTTTTATTCATCTTTCAAACAATCAAATAGCATTAAAGAAGGATCAAATGTTCCATTTTACAATAAAGCAAAAATAATGGAAGATGGCGTTCCAGTAGTTATTACCCCTAAGAGATCTAGTGTTCTTGTTTTTGAAGATAATGGAGAAACAGTATTTACAAAAAATCCAGTTGAGGTTGTAAACCCAGGAGGGGCACAAGTTCAGGGTGGATTTGAAAGAATTGTAAATATATTTTTTACTAGATATTTTACTCAAGCATTTTTAAGAGCAAGCGGAGTAGATAAATATCTAAACAATCCAGAAGTCTATAAGAAAAATTTACCAAAAGGAAAAGTTGGAGGAAAGTCTATAGGAGTTTCCACTGGCTATTCATGGATAGCAAATGCAGGAGTTGACTTATAATGGCAAATGACACAGCATTAAACACACCAGTACTGTGGATTAATAAATATCTTCAATCAAAACTATCTGATTTTGGATTTGCTAGCGTTCCATTTTTTCCAACATCGCCTTCAACAATTGACAACCTTACCCAATCATTTGCTGAAAATAGTGGGGTAATGGCAACATATGATCGTATGTTTAAAATGAATAGAAAGAGTTTTCCACATATAAAGTGTGAGCAGCTATTGTATTATTTTTATGCTACACAAGAAAATTCCATAACAAATATGATTCAGGTTACAGAAATAATCTATAGACTACTAGATCGTTTTGATGAATCAGCAGAAGAGATTAATAGCTGGTGTTCAAATAGAAGGGTAGATCTAGGAACTGATGGACTAATAGATAACGTATTCTATTTCCATAATTTCAGGGTATATCAGCTAGAAGAAACCAGAGACATTATTGACTTTGGAACAGCCAGAACATATGCTGGAAATAAGATTATTATTGAATTTGATTACCATCAGACCTCTCAAGACCCTGAAAATGGAGACTCTATAACCTACGCAGGCTGGAAGCCAGAAGCAAAGCTCACTGGCGACGATAAAATAACAATATAAAAATCTGTTATACTGGTATCTGAGGAAACCCGCCAAAAACTTAATACATACTTATTGAAAGTAGAGGTGAAAAAATGGCATATACTCGTGGTACGTCCAACAACATTATTGTTGGTGCAGCGGCAATGTTCGTTGCAGATACAACCCTTACTCCAGGAACATTGGAGGCGTTCGTATCTTCTGAGTCTTTCAAGGAAACCCTTGCTGACGAAGCAGATTATACAAACGTAGGTTATACCATGAACGGTCTTGAACTACAGTTCCAACCAGACTTCGGAGAAGTACAGGTTGATCAGGTTCTTGACGTTGCTAAGCTATACAAGCAAGGTATGCAGGTAAATCTCGCAACAGCTTTTGCTGAGGCTACACTTGAAAATCTTCTCTTGGCTCTTGCCTATTCTGAC